CCGGGAGACGCTTCAGAATGGCACGGTGTACCGTCGCAGAGGGTACAACAGAGAAGCCATTACCAGAGCAGCGTTCACATGTTTTGAAAACCGGTGCGCCAAGTTCTTTGGTCGCTTTGCGATCTAACACCTCCCCTTTACCACCACACCTGCATCGCGCATGGATCACTTTCTTTCCTCCGCACACTCCACAGACCCTTTTCACCAGTTCATTTCTAATCTTTGGGGCCTTCACTTCGACACCGTCTGCATCGAAAATACCAGGGTGCTTAATTACATCTTCATGGCGGGAAATAAAGCCTGTTCCGCTGCAGCTGTGACACGTTGCGCTGGTGGCCGCCGAACGTGAGTACTCCGCAAAGGCAAATTGTGCCAGCGTCAACATGCAGGCGCCGAGCTTGTCACCGGCGGCTTTGCGGACATTTTTAGGAGCGTTTTTGATGGCAAACTGCGCCAGCGCCTGAATTGCAAGCTGTTCGTCCGTTTTGCTGATACCAGCCTTTCCGAAGAAAGCGGCCAGGCCGAAGCGCGCTCTGCTGCTGGTCACCCCGATCCCGGTCATAATGTCTGTACCGTTAAGGCGATTCGGCGATGTGCTTTTCACATCGTCGCTGATATGCATGCCCTGAGGGCTGAAATGTTTGAGTGACGATTCCAGTTTCATGCTTTCCCCTCAGCGTCCACGTTACCCAAAAAATCAGGATCGCCGCCTAACTTGGCTACCTCATTTTTAAGAATGATATTTTCAAGTATCAACGCACCAAGCTCATTGTTGAGATGAGATACTTTCCGCTTTAACTCCAAATATTCATCGGGACTAATCAATTCCTGAAGCTGGCTTTTTGCAAAGATAAATGCTTCGTACAGGTCCGCATCAACACCGCCGAACGATAAGGGATCATCAGACTCCTGCTGGCTGACCTGTGCTTTCAGGCACTGATAGTTCTCGATTGCTTCTTTTAAAACTTCGTTTTTCATACTCAGTACCTCGTAACGTTATCAGCGTCCCACTCAATATCGAGTTCGCTTTGTTGTTTACCGACCAGGTAGTTAAACGGCCCCTTATCGCCTTCAAGAAACTGGTGTGACCGGGCGTCAAAGGTGGCGCCAATGTCACCAATCCACCCCTCTCCCTCTCGCTGTTTCAGCAGGCGTATCATTGAGGCTGGCATCTGAATAGCGGTTTGTTCGTCCTTATCCAGACTCTCATACCCCATGCGCTCAGCCTTGCGCTGCGCCAGCTCACGCGGGATATTCCGCCATACGGTCATAACGTTGTCGGGCATGTCGGTTAATGCGCCAGTGCCTTTGACGTCCATTTTCCCCGTAGGCGCCGCTTCGTTGGTTTTGCGGGCGTGGGTGACAAGCAGGACATGGCAGTTATGCTCGTTTTTGAAGTCGCACAGGGTGTCGATGAATTCTTTCTGGCCGCCGTAGTCCTCCTCGTCGAGACCACATTTCGCCAGGTTATCGATCACGAACAGGTCAATTCCATAACGTCGGCGGGCATAGGCGAAGATTTCCAGCAGGCGCCCGGCCTTCGCGGTTCCGGTAAGCTTGAATACCCACAGGCGATCAGAAAACCATTCGTTTGTCATGATGATTTCTTCGCGCCTCGGCGATGCAGTGCAAATGGTCTGGCGTGTCAGACGGGCCAGCATTTTTCCAGGCTTCAGCTCCAGAGAAGCGATGCACGTGCGGACTCCCTGGTTCATGGCGGCGATAGCGATATGGCCCACCAGCTCGGTTTTGCCATGACCATTCACCCCATTAACCAGCGTCAGCTCCCCGGCGCGGAACTTGAAATTGCTGTTCAGTGATTCCCAGGGGCTGGTGAACAGGCCGACATCGCGATGCTCGAACGCATCAATTGTTTCCTGGAGGAGATCACCTGCTGAGCACAGTTCATCGGGGTCGAAGAATTTCGCCGTCCCCAGGCATTGCCAGATATCATCTTCGCTCATCCCGGCCATCAGGCATTCGTTGATATCTTTGTGCGGCAGCTCCACCAGACGACAACGATGCTCACCCAGGCGCCGGGCGATTTCTTTCGCGGCTTCTCGCCCAACTTCGTCATTATCCAGACTGAGCCAGATTTCGTCGAAGCGATCCAGGTTGTGATACTCGTATTCGATCCACTGCTGTTTGGCCCCCTTCCCTCCGCCGAACGGCACCGACAGAGCACTGACGCCCAGTTGCGAGTAGGTCATACAGTCGATTTCCCCTTCGCACAACACGACAGCGCGGGCTTTGGCGTCCATAGCCTGCCAGCCAAACAGGCTCGGCTCACAATCAGCCTCAGCCATAATGAGCTTTTTCCCGCCAGGACGTTCGATACCGATCCGCTTCACCTGCAGCAGTTCGCCGTTGCGGATGTACGGGAACGCCACCGCCGCCACTTCGCGGTTTTCATCGTGATACCAGACCACCGCATCAGAAACGCGGAACTGGTCAGCAGTCTCGCGAGTGATCCCGCGTGAGGCCAGATAGTCGTAGCAATGGTTCGCTTTTTTTACGCCCTTTTTCGTCGGCCGCGAGAATGTTTTTTTCTTGGCCTCGAAGTGATGATCGTCATCTTTCAGGCCCAGGAACTCTTTGGCTTCCCGCATGGCGTCATGCAGCTGGCAGTTGCGCACCAGCACCCATAAATCGAGCAGATCGCCGCTGTCACCGCTGGCAAAATCTGACCACGCCTTTTTCCCGCCCAGATTAATTTTCAGGCTCTTGCCAGAATCGCCATTGGTGTTACCTGCGCACCACTCTTTACCTTCAAGATGTCCGCGAGGCAGCAAATATTTCGCCACCCTCTCTGCGTTGTCCCACAGTTTTTCGGATAGTTCAGCCGGCCCCATTACACACTCCGTAAATCAAATTTGATAAAACACCACACCACGAATCCCTCGCGCAGAAAGCCGCGGTTAAAACCGGCAACCAGCATGCGTTTCAGGATGATTTTCATGGGCGGTTGGCCCCACGCTTGAGACGATCAATGGCGGCCTGATTGATAAACACCTCGGCGGAGCCGTCGTTAGACGGGGTGTACCAGGTGCTTCCTGCGCCATTTCCCGCGCTGGTCGAAGCGACCTCAGGCGCTGGCGGTTGATTGGGTACGCGTTCAGGAAAGAGCCCTTGCCACCCACCTGCAATCGAGCGACGGATCACCTCATCGGCGTTCTGGTGGCCAGCGAGCTGCTTAGCCTGGTATGCGCAAGTTGTTTCGGTCAGGGGTTTCCGGGTTTCCCGCCGGAACTTAGCCCAGTCCTGCCAGACTTCATCACTGACGTTTTCAGGTTTTAGCCTTGCAGGGTCGAATGATGTTTTTTTCTGACGCTTTGCGACCGCTTCTTGTGGTTCATGATCTTTTACTTGTGGATCAGGTTTTAAACCTTGTGGATCATGTCCTCCAGATTCTGGAGGGTCAAAACGGTTGTTTTTGCCAGATTCTGAAGGGTCAAGCGCACTTGAGCCTCTCATTTCTGACGCGTCAGATTCTGACTGTTCAAAATCCGAAGCGTCAGATTCTAGAGGGTCAAAACGGTTGTTTTTGATACGTTCCAGTCGAATTAACGTTCTTTGCTGGAGTGCGATTTCTTCCAGCTTCTCAACGTTGAGGTGATACATGTTTGAAGTGTTACGGTTACCGTTTCGGCGATTCTCTCGTCGCAGCCACCCCTCCGCTTCAAGTTCAGACAATGCCGTTCGGATTGTGCTTTCACCGGCGCCTATCTGACGTGATATTGTTTTGACGCCGGGATAGCACGTGCCTTCATCGCTGGAATAATCCGCCAAACGCACCATGACCATAAGGCGTGTTCCTTTGATGCCAGAGACAGCACAGGCATCCCATACATATCCCTGAATTTTGCTGCTCATGATGTTAGCCTCATGAAGTACTGTTGAAACTTCCAGACAGGTTGCATGCACTCATGCGGATAACCCGGTCTGGTGAAATACACCTGCTGCTTTTCGCGATCCCACCCAGTGACGTGCACGACAACACCCCGCGGATCGTGATACAGCCTGTCCAGCGCCTTAATGCCGCCCGTTTCTGGAAACATTCAGCTCACCAGCGCCGCTATGATGTGTCTGCGGATAAATTCATTTGGGTTCACGCTTTCCACCTCTCAGTGACAATTTTTTCCAGTACCAGGTATCCCGATAAGCGATCTCAAAACCGTAGCGAATTTTCATATCGAGAAACCACGAACGCTGTTCCCATACCTGCCAACTCAGAGGCTTTATTTTTCGAGGGAAAAACCAAATGGAGAGCATCCCCATAACAGGCGCTTTCGGGAGCCGGCCTTTCGGGATATGCTGGCGCCAGTCACGATGTATATTTCTTCGCATGCTGATATAAACCCCGGCGGGAAACGCAGCTGCAAAAACAGATAACTGGATTAAAAGGAGTCGCCAGAATTTATGGGAAGCATCTGGACTGAGTTCGTTTTGCTGTTCAATACCAACCCTCCCCTGATCGTGTTCATCTGGACTCTGATTTCCTTTGGTTTTGGGCTGTGGTATGGCGATAAGCGCGCGCTCTCCCGGTACCGGCTTGATAAATTCAATTCTGTTTCCGACCCCATAGAGCTGTTTCTTACCGCCGAACTGGAGCGCTTGCGGAAAGGAAAAGTTGTTCGTATACAGCGGCAATTTGACTTCGATGCATTGAGCCTTCATCTTCGAGGGCGCCAGCGCCAATGCTATAAACAGGCTGTTAATGACTACCTTTCGGCCCTTCACTCCAAATTTGAGCAAAACAAGACGACTGGGGCAGTGGTCTGGATTAACGACATCCCTGCTGCCATTGATGCAGTGGAAAGGCTTCTGAGATACGCGCGACATCGTTGACTGTTGTGACATGTCACACCTCTGCAGTTCGTGGCATCCCATCAAGCTCGCTTGGATACAAGTCAGGGCGAACCTGATGAGGGGTAATGGCCCAGCCGACAAATTCGCAAAGTTTCAATACAAAGCGAGCAGGGATTACAGACTTAGCAAACCACTGATTCACTGCCTGGGGAGTTACTCCCAAGCCTTGAGCAATCGCTCTTTGGGAAGTAATGGCACACAATTTCACCCGAATCTCTTCGTTCATAAATCACCATCAAGTTAAACTTTATTCTAATGAGTCTATATCAAGATTTAATTAACATGCAAGAAGTAAAACCATGCGTTAAACTTGAGATCAAGCATTGCTTTAGATAATGGCTTTAATGAAACTTTTGGAGAGATACAGTGGCCACGGCAAACATGATTCAAGAACTTCTGAAGGAAAAAGGGTGGAGTAAAGCCGAGCTGGCTCGTCAGTTAGGGGTTAGCACGCAGACGGTTGTCTACTGGACGAAGGGAGACACTGTCCCAAGGGGTAAGAGATTAGCCCGGCTTTCTGAAATCAGTGGTTACCCACAATCCTGGTTTCTGGGTGAGGGACAACCCGCCACCTTCCCTGCGTCCGCTCAAAAAGGAGATACTGATAGCGTTAAATTCAAAGTATTAGATATTGAATTCAGTTGTGGTGATGGAGTTAGCGTGAAAAGTGACTTCATTGATGTGGTCCGCTCCATAGAGTTAGACCCCGAGTACGCTCGTCAAGTTGTAGGCAACAGACCCTTCAAGAACATTGAGATTGGCAATGCCAGGGGTGATAGCATGTCGCCAACAATAGCACCGGGTGATTTATTATTTCTAGATAAAACAATAACATACTTCGATGGCGACGGGATTTATGCTTTTTGTTTTGAAGGTGAATGTTATGTAAAGAGGCTGCAAAAAATAGGCAGCAAAATTGTAGTATTATCTGACAACTCGAATTACCAATCTTGGAGCATTGAGAAGGATGCCTTGGATATGCTCTACATCCAGTCAAAAGTTATCTCATCAGTTCCTTTCAACATTAACAGATTCGGTTAATTATTGATAGACAACGGGCTTTTGCCCGTTCCTCCCTTTTAAATCTACCTATACCCAAAAAAACAATCAAGTTTAACTTGACTGTATAAAATCATAAAGCTAACCTCTCACTATCAAGTTTAACTTGATTTAGTAAGCGCTCAATACTTGTGTGAGGTGAACAATGAAAACTCCAATCCAAATGCTTGAAGTGTTTGTATCAGACATAATAGAAAACACTGTTCTTCTGGAGGAGATCTATAAAAAAAGTAACGAGAATTACGAAACGGATTGTTCTATAAACAGCCTAATTCGTTCAATGCAAAAGACCGTAGATAACATGAACGGATATATTAAGAGTCATATTAATTCAGTCAAACCCTGCATACCTGTAGCGGCCAGAAAGGATCTGGCTGATGATATATTCGATGTGATTCTTACTGCTAAAAAACTTGAAGCAGTCGCGCAAACTTATAGTGAGTCTTTTTTTACTGACGAGGACAATGACAACCCCGCGTGCCATATGTCAGCTGTGATATTTGACTATGCTCGTGAACTTTGCACTGATCTTAAGGCTATCGAGAATAAAATAGGCTAATTACGAAACCAGTTTAGAACGGCCTTGGGGTGCCGGGGGTTCTTGCCCCCTAAATATTGCGAGGTATTTGTTATGAGTTTCATTATTGACCGCAACGCATATAAAACCGCCCTGCTTTATGCAGCTAACGGGCACGAAATAATAGCAGGCCTTTATCTGCGTAAAGCCTACGGGAGGTAATTATGGGTATGCAGCGCCGCCAAGATATTCAGTGCGTCACCATTAAGGCTGAGCAACTTAACTTCCTTATGCAGACAATTTTCACACATCACAAGGACTTTGACTGTCATCAACTTGATGGGGTTTTAGGTCTTGCATATGACCTTGCTGGCGAGGTCTATTCATGGATGGAAAAAGAGGAAAAGATTGTACAGCAAAATGAAGAACACAAAAGAAGGGGTAATTAGATGAGTAACTTAATTACTACCTATCGCCGCCGAATTTTAAAAGCAGTGAAGTGGTTTACTGAATTTGGCCACCTGAACAGAGGTGATATGCTCACCTCAGAACAACACAGGTGTCATAATGAAAAAAAGAAATTTCAGCGCAGAGTTTAAACGCGAATCCGCTCAACTGGTCG